ATAGCAATGAATGCCATGGGTGCTTATTCAAGTTTAACAGACAAAGACAAAACAAATGACGCATCTGGGTATGGTACGATAGCAGGAACGGCTATAGGTGGATTGTTAGGACTATTTGGCGGTCCAGCAGGAGCGATGTTGGGAGCATCATTGGGTGGTATGGCAGGAGGAGCCATAGGTGGACTGTTTGACGGAAAACAATTTGGTGGTGGCATGGACGGTGGTAAACCGTACCTAGTTGGAGAGAACGGACCTGAGATTGTTTCTACAAAATCCAACAGTACAGTATCAGCAAACAAAGATTTAGAAAGTACATTCAATACAAAAGCATTAGAAACTAAAATGGCCTCAATGGTAAGTGAATTAAACAGCGCCAACAAGACCCTAACAAGTATGGTAAATGGCGTAAATACCCTTGTAGCAGTTGAAAGCAGGGCCTTAAAAGCAGTTGAAACATCAGCTCGTAAAGATATGAATCAAGTAGGCATGGTTTAGGTTGCTATAATGAATAAAAAAGTGTAATATATAGTATGGCTTGGAAAAAATATTTTAAAGACGCAAACACTTCTCCTATCAGCGGAGAAAAAGTACCTAACTTTGCAAAAAGAAACTACTCATCATATCTACCTGATGTGTACACAGGACATCCTAACAGGGTTCAAAGATATTTTCAGTATGATCAAATGGATTCAGACAGTGAGATCAATGCGGCACTAGATATACTTGCAGAATTTTCTACACAGATGAACAAAGAGAATGAAACTCCGTTTGATATTGTGTTTAAAGATGAAACAACAGAACACGAAGTAAAACTTTTAAAGAAAGCACTTCAACAATGGACTTATGCCAACAAACTGGGCAAAAGAATTTTTAGAATTTTTAGAAATGCATTAAAATACGGAGATTGTTTCTTCGTAAGAGACCCACAAACATACAAATGGTTGTACATCGACAATGCAAAAGTTGACAGAGTAGTTGTTAACGAATCAGAAGGTAAGAAACCTGAACAATATGTAATCAGAGATATTAATCCAAATCTACAAAGATTATCAGCAACACAAATTACACCAAACCAAACATACGGTGGCGGTGGAACAACTGGCGGTGGTACAGCGGCATACGGATCAAGTTATGCAAACGCAGGTGCTACAAATAATATGTCAGGCTTTGCAGGTGGAAATGCAGGCGGTAGATTCTACAAAACAATGAATGCATACAACATTAATGCAGAACACGTGGTGCATATGAGCATGTCAGACGGAATGGACAACTTATTCCCATTTGGACAGTCAGTGTTAGAACAAGTTTTCAAAGTTTACAAACAAAAAGAATTATTAGAAGATGCAATTATCATTTACAGGGTACAAAGAGCACCTGAAAGAAGAGTATTTTATATCGACGTAGGAAATATGCCTACACACTTGGCAATGCAGTTCGTTGAAAGAGTAAAAAACGAAATAAACCAAAGAAGAATTCCAAGCACATCAGGTGGTGCAAACTATATTGATGCAACTTACAACCCAATGTCAATAAACGAAGATTATTTCTTCCCACAAACAGCAGAAGGCAGAGGATCTAAAGTAGACACACTGCCAGGTGGTACTAACTTGGGTGAAATTGATGATTTAAAATTCTTTACAAACAAATTATTCAGAGGATTAAGAATTCCAAGTTCATATTTGCCAACAGGTCCAGATGATTCTCAACAATCATTCAATGACGGAAGAGTTGGAACAGCATACATTCAAGAATTAAGATTTAACAAGTATTGTGCAAGATTACAGTCAATGTTAAACCCAACATTCGACGAAGAATTTAAATTATGGATCAAAGGCAAAGGTTACAACATCGATAACGGTATGTTTGAACTAAAATTAAATCCACCTCAAAACTTTGCACAGTACAGACAGACAGAAATGGACCAAAGCAGAGTAAACACGTTCACAGCAGTGGCAGATTTACCATATATGTCAAAAAGATTTGCACTAAAAAGATATTTAGGTTTAAGTGAAGAAGAAATGGCAAGAAATGCTGAACTATGGGCAGAAGAAAACAATGTGCCACAGAAAAAACACACCAAAGCAAACCAATTAAGAGGCGGCGGAGTAACGCAGTCAGGTATTTCAAGTGATTTAGATCAGTTTGAAGAACCGACAGCAGATGCAGACGCACCAAATCCTGCAGGCGGAGAACCAGGAACACCAGGAACAACACCAGGCGGATCAACAGGCGGTGGTACAGGTCAAGGCGGAACAGGACAAGTTTAAGGTTAAATACGAATATGAAACTATTTGAATTCTTTACATACACAGCAGACGGCTTTGAACAGGACAAAACGTACGAGCCTGAGAATGATATCTCTGTAATGGATTCAACAGACACAAGAAAAACAAGATTGACCTTAGGACAAATTAATTCAATGAGACTTGCATCTGAGGCCCACGATGCACAGCAAAAGGAAGAAGCAGTATTCACACAAAAGATGTATGGACAACCTGCGTCAACAGACGATTTAGCATTATAAAATGGCAGAAGTGGCATTCGTACTAGGGAATGGCGAATCTCGTAAGGGCATAGAAATAAATGATCTTATGGAACGAGGCAAAGTTTATGCCTGCAACGGTGTGTACAGAACACACAGACCAGATTATCTTGTAGCAGTTGATCCTAAAATGCTTATAGAAATTGCAGAAGGCGATTATCTGTTACATAATAAAGTATGGAGCAATTTTAATGCACAATATCAAAAAAATGAAAAGATAATGAACCATGTGCAGTGGTTTAAACCTAGTTTGGGTTGGTCCAGCGGTCCTACTGCATTAAAAATGGCATGTGATCACGGACACAAGGACATTTACATATTGGGATTTGATTACAAAGGGCACAAACAGGACGACAAAGGTAATGTTTTTAAATTTAATAACCTATTCAAAGACACAAGAAACTACAAACGTAGCAAGGACGAAGCAACATTCTATGGCAATTGGATGAATCAAACCAAACGATGCTTACAAGATTACCCAGATACACAGTTCCACAGAGTCATACCCCAGGGATGGTTCAAACCCGCAGAACATGAGTGGCATGGCAAGATAACTCACCCCACAACAGAAGAATTTTTATCTAAATTTGAGTTACAGATAAAAAACTAACAAAAACACCCCTTTTCTACCAATTACATAGCCATTTTTGCACTTAAATTGTAAATACAAACACTTATAAGTACAAATCGACTATAATACAAAGGAGCACGTGTAAAATGTCAAACAATAAATTTGAGTCGTTATTAGAATTACTAATCAACGAAGAAAACGATAAAGCAGAGGCTTTATTCCACGAAATCGTAGTAGAAAAATCAAGAGATATCTACGAAAATTTAGCAGACGAAGAAGTAACTGCTGAAGCAAAAGAAGAATCAAAAGAAGACGCTAAAGAAGAAGTTAAAGAAACTGAAGCATCTGATGAGAAAGTAGAAGAAACTACAGAAGAGAAAGTAGAAGAAACTACAGACGAAGCAAAAGATGAAGAAGTTAAAGAAACTGAAGTTGCAAAAGACGAGAAAGTAGACGAAGTTGTTGAAATCGAAAACGAAGCAACTGAAGAAGAGTCAATCGAAGAAGTTGGTGGCGACGCTACTGACGAACTTGTAAAAGACATCTCAGCAGAAGAAGAAGGTGAAATGGCACCAGATATGGACGCTGACAAAGACGGTCAAGCAGATGCAGATCATGAGCATGACGATGTTGAAGACAGAGTTGTTGACTTAGAAGACGCTTTAGACGAACTAAAAGCAGAATTCGAAGCAATGATGGGCAAAAAAGACGGTGAAGAAGAAAAAGAAGAAGAATCTTTAGCACCAGAAGTTGCACCAGAACTTGCAGAAGTTCCTATGGAAGCCAAAGACGCTAAAAAAGACAAGGAAGAAATGAAAGAATACAAAACTCCTGTCAAAGCAGACACGGCTGATCATGCAGACAACAAAACATCTCCAGTAAAAGACGCAGGTAGCAAAATGCCAAAAGGTGGCGACAATATTGCTAAAGGCGGCGCTGAAGAAAAAGGAAGACCAGCACCAACATCTGCAAAGATGACTGATGCAAACACTGAGCCAAAAATGAAAGAAGTAAAAGTAGACCACAAAGATGGTTCTGATGCTTCTGGAAAGAAAAGCCCAGTTGCTTCTAAATAATTGTTGTTGAACAAGGAGATCGGAAGATGTCATCACTATATCTAAGAGAGAATCTTACATTTGATCAGGCCAGAGTGCAGATCTTACACGAAGGAAAAGACGGTAAGGATTTGTACATGAAAGGTATCTGTATTCAAGGTGGGATCAAAAATGCTAATCAGAGAGTTTATCCAGTGCAGGAAATTGCGAAAGCAACTAAAACACTGAATGATCAGATTAGTTCAGGATACTCAGTACTAGGTGAAGTGGACCATCCAGATGATTTAAAGATTAATTTGGACCGTGTGTCTCACATGATAACAGAAATGTGGATGGACGGACCAAATGGATATGGTAAGATGAAAATTTTACCGACACCAATGGGCAAACTTGTCGAAACTATGTTGCAATCAGGTGTGAAACTAGGCGTTTCAAGTAGAGGAAGTGGAAACATTTCGGAATACGGAAGCGGTGAAGTTTCAGACTTTGAGATCATCACAGTTGATGTTGTAGCCCAACCTTCGGCACCAGGTGCTTATCCAACGCCAATATACGAACACCTAATGAACACAAAGGGTGGTAACATGGCGAAAGGTTTGGCGGCTGAAGTTAGAAATGACGCAAAAGCACAAAAGTATCTAAAAGATGCTTTAACAAACATAATAAAGGACCTAAAATAAAATGATAGACGCAATATCAAAACTTGTTGAATCAGGAGCAATCTCAGAAGATGTGCAAAAAGGCATCCAAGAGGCTTGGGACAACAAAATTAAAGAAAACAAAGACCAAGTAGGTGCTGAATTAAGAGAAGAATTCGCAAAAAGATACGAGCATGACAAAGCAAACATGATCGAAGCCATCGATAAGATGATGGGCGAGAAGTTAAGCGAAGAGATCTCTAAATTCGTAGAAGACAGAAAAGCACTTGCACAGGAAAAAATATCCTACAAAGAAAATGTAGGCAAACACTCTGCTAAATTAGAATCATTTATGCTTTCTAAATTATCAGAAGAGTTAAAAGAACTACACGGCGACCGAAAAGGTGTCCACGAAAACTTCAAGAAGATGGAAGAATTCGTAGTTGGTGCTCTT